TGGAGTCCACATTTTAAATTGGGATATGTCGGTTTGATAAGTCTTGCTACCACCAGAAATCCTTACCTGAAGAACTATTGGATGCTCGGTAAGAATAGTCCAGCATTGAGATGCTACAAATTTTTTGTCTGGTTTTGAAGTAAAGAAATAAGTATTTGTTGCGGTAGCATTATTTTTTCCAGACCCAACTCTTACCATTCGAACCTTTACATATTTCGGCTTCTTTTTACCCTTAGTATTAAGGACTACCTGATAACAAAACAAAGATCTCTTTCCATTACCTTGGATAGAAGTTTTTCCATTAAAATTAATAGTTGTCCATTTTCCTTTTTTAATTGTTTGACTTTTTTCTGTTTTATACCTAATAGAATCTGATGCACTTGCTGGTGTTGCTTGAGAAAAGACTAACAATACTGAAAATATTGAGGATAAAAACTTTTTGTGCATCTAATTAGTTTATCATAAATAAAAGCAGACAGTTTTACGACTTGTCTAGGTCGTTTCCCATCCTAAGGAAATTTATATATTTCTAGGAGGAATTCTTCTATTTTCAACGGCAAGAAGCTCACCCTTATGCTCTGCTTTTATATCTTTTCTTACCCAAGTCATTCCATATGTGTGATCAAGATTCTCTAACCCAACTCTTACTTTTAATCTTTCAGCCATTGACTGGAATGTTGGATCATCACTTAAATTAAGATATGAGTTATGATACCAAGGTAGATCATAAAATGCTGGGGAGTTTACTAAAAGCATTCCTGCAGTATTCCAGTGCTCTTCAATTCTTGGATTATCAGAAACAGCTTTTCCTCTTAGTCCATAAGCTGGGACATCTGCACTAACAATAGGATGATCTACTTCAAACAATTTTTCAATAAGTTCTGCAGTTAAAACTATATCTGAATCAACATACAATATTGCATCATAGTTTACAACTCCAATATTTTCTTCTGTACAATCTTCTCCCCAGTGATGCCCAGAAGTTTTACGGAGCCTTTGTGCAAACTCTCTAATAAGATTTCTACCAGTTTCAATTCTAATCCATCTGTTAGAAGAAGTTACAGTGCTTTCCATATCATTTACTGTATATGTCCAGAAATCTCCGTTAATTTCTTTTAATGCATTTAAAACTCTTTCAAAAGGCTCTAAACCTCTACCGTCAAGCTCTAGTGCAGTGAAGAATTTTGCATTCGGGAATTTTTCAATTATTTGTTTTGAGTTTTCTATCCAAGACATCTCTTCACCCATGTCTGCTTTCCATCCCACAAGCGGTGTACCAATAACAAAGTGTTTGTTATAATCTATCTCTTTAAACATTGTGACTACTCCTTATGTATTCAATTATATCTGAGCAATAGCCATAATAGTCTAAATCTTTCATTTCTTCTACAGTTCTAAATAGTTCTGGGAGAACTGCAATTGTTTGTGAGTTTGCCTTTGCAACTCCTGGGAATGCCCAAACATAACCCTTGCTAGTTAAAGTATAATCATCTGCCTTATGAAAAAAACAGTTTAAGTTTTCATCAAGGGCATATTTTAAAGACTCTTTATCTTTGCAATGAACCCACAAACTTTCTCTACATTCATCAATAAAGTTATCGTCTATTAAATATTGAGGCTTTTCGTGACCTAAAAATATCTGTCCGTCTTTATGACGAAGATCAACCTCTACATCAAAACCTTTGTCTATAGCTTGATAAATATATACTGGACTGTTTTCAAGATCATGATGCTTTCCAGTTAAGTTACCACGATGGGATATATAAATCATTTTTCAACCTGAACCCAAATCCAATTTCTATGATTGTCTCCTGGACCAGTTGGTCTAATGTCAGACTTATAATTTTTAAATCCAATTTTGTTAACTAAGTCATCAATTAACTCATCTTCATTAGTAACGCTAACATCTGAATGACCATTTGTACTTGCAGCATCATAAAGATTATCATAATATCCAGCCGTTGGAATACCTTCTTTTCCACCAAATCCCATCTGGAAGCAAAGCTTTCCACCATCTTTAAGAACACGGTAAGCTTCTTTAAGAATGTTAAATCTAACATCGTGAACACAAATATGCTGGAAACAAATTACTGCAAACATTACATCATAAACATCATCTTCAATCATTGATAGATTATCTCCAGATGTTACATACAAGTTTGGAATTTCTATATTATTATGCTGTAAATTAACTCTAGCCTTTTCTAGGTTAACATCTGAAATGTCTACTCCATCAATTCTTTCAAACTTGCTGTTAAATTTTACAATGTTTCTTCCTGGACCACATCCATAATCTAGTGCTACTAAGCCAGAGGTGTCAAAATCTTTAAAAAGAAACTCATCATAATCTTTCCAATTATTGTGAGCATCATATGATCCAACTACTGGATCTCTAAAATCTAAAGACCACTTGGCAGCATATTCATCATAGTAATCATTTTGCATTTTTAAATAGTCTTTTTTACTCTTTGCCATTATTTCTCCTTGTGATTTTCTAAAAAGTAATTTAAATCTTCTGGTGTTCCAATACCCCACATTTTGTCAATCATCTTTAGCCTAATATTTTTGCCATCTTCGATTGCTTCATTGAATACTGGACACACATAAAATTCATTATTTGTTCTAACATTCTTTTCTATCATTTGCTTTGCATATTTAACATAGTCTGAGCCATGCTTCCAAAAATAAATTCCTACCGTTGCATTATCGGAAATCGGATTCTTTTCTGCAACTTCAGAAACAAAACCATCTTCACCAATCTTAGCAAATGACCACTTAGGATGCGTTGCTTTAAATGATAAAATTCCACCATCTGACTTACTTGCAGTAAATTCATAAAGTGCTTCATTAGAATCCCACTCAACATACTGATCTGAGTTAGCCATTAGAAGTGGCTTGTCACTATCAATTAAATGCTCCGCAAGCAATGTTGTACATGCCGCACCTTCAGTCATTCCATCAACAACAACTATGTCACAATCTGGTGCAATTAAATTTAACAATTGCTTAAGGTTGTACTTTTCATAATGTTCTTTTTGTACTAAGAAAATATAGTGAGCGTCAATGTTAAGATTTTCTACAACTACTTGAATCATGGGCTTACCATTAACTTCAATTAGTGGCTTTGGAAATGTATATCCAGCTTGGGCAAACCTTGAACCTGCACCAGCCATTGGAATAAGAACATTCATCTCTTTATTTTTCCAAGGCACTTGTCCAGTTCTCTCTTTCTGTTCAAATTTTTTAATAAAATCTATGAACATTATATCACTTAGATCATAAGAGTCTTTAATTGGGTAAAGGTTTGCTCCAGAATTTATAGCACCCTGTCTTCCAACATGTGAGTCTTCAATGATAATAGTATCTTTTGGAAATGCTCCAAGGCTTACCATGCATTTCCAGTACATTTCTGGATGTGGTTTTGGATGCCAGACATCTTCATTGCTGACTATAAAGTCAACCAGATGAAGGACATCAATTGAGTGCAAAGATTTAATTATTGTTTCTCTAATACTATTTGATGCTATCGCAATCTTCCAGCCATTTTGCTTTAAGTAAGTCATAATATTACTAGCAATGACATTTCTTGGTAAATCTTCTAAAAGTCTAAAAGTAGCTTCCTGCTTATTTGCCCAAACTTCATCATGCTTATCTATTGGAAGACCTTTTTCTTGGGTAAGCATGTTGAGCTTTTTCCTTGTATTAAGACCATCATACCTTGACAAGTGTTCTGAGTAGGATATCTTAAAATCCTCTCCAACAAGACCTAGAGCATCATTTAGAGCCTTGTAGTGTAAATCTTTAGAGTCTATCAGAACACCATCTAAATCAAATATAACTAATTTATTACTCATCTTTGTGGACCTGCGTGTCTATGCCATTTGTTATGTCTAACAATACTTTTTTCATTGCATTTCATAACATACTTATTTCTTACCCTGTAAGACCATTCAACATCTTCTTCTTCATTCCATCCAAGACTTTCATCAAGTGGTTCTTCAATCATTACATGACGCTTTACCATAAAGAATCCACCAGAGATATACATGTACTGAGTTTGAGACCAGTCATTATAGTTTAAAGACCAGGCTCTGCCATGACCTGGCTTATCCCAAAGAGACCAGTCCATAGGATTTCTTGATCCAGTAATTAAGTATTGCGGGCAAGAACAAATTTCCCAATCAGTTCCAAACTCAACAAAGTTTTTATACCAGTCTTTATCAAAGATATGATAGTCGTGCATCAAAACTATATTGTCATACTTAGCTTCTTTTACAAGAATATTCTTTTTTCTAGTAATCCATCTTTCTTTTACTGACTCATCAAAATCAATCTTTCTAATATCTTCTCCGTCAATACCAGAACTATCTCCGCCA